GGTCGGACCATGTGGTAATTCATGTGCGATTTGAAGGTTTGAGTCTATCAACAGCCGGAGTAGTGTCAGCAGTTGAAAAGATCATGAAAGAAACTGAAAGATCGGCAGATTCTGTTTTTATCTTTAGTCCAAATGCTTTGTCAACTGATGCACCTTGGGAAAATCTCTTTTGGAAACAATTCAAAGTCAGTGATGAATTTAGAAGATGTCAGACATACTGGCATGATGCAGATATAGATCTAGAGTCCGTCTGGAAACCATGGGCATTGTTTGTGGGAAGACGAACTACTCCCAGATTGCTGGCTTTGTATAATATTTGGCATGATCCAGCATTGAAACAAGCCTGCTTGCTCAGCAAGATGAACGACGCCAGGCCTCCCGTATTACAACCGTTTGATCACAGCCACATGATACATGATCAATTATGTGACTGGATGCCAGTCGTTGATCCCGTTGAAAAAATATCCGCACACGAACACTTTCGTAATTTTTGTGTTGACATACCGGTCAACTCCATAGATGGATATAATGTCATTGACCAATATACCAATGCGGTCTGTGGCGAAAATCGAAATGCTGCCCCTACTAAAAATTTAATCAATATTAGTGGAAAATATCTTTTTGAAATCACATTTGAAACTATGACCAAGGGCACTACATTTACCCCCAGTGAGAAAACCATAAGAACCATTGTGGCTCAAAAGCCCATGGTGGTGTATGCTCCAAAGAATTTTTTGCAACAGATGAGATTGTTGGGATTTAAAACTTTTGATAATTTATGGGACGAAAGTTATGATCAACTAGAAGGTCCTGAAAGATATCAAAAAATTATAAATATAGTGCAACAAGTTGTTGGTATGCCTGTAAATCAACAACTTGAATTGTACCAAAAGAGCAGACAAATCTGTAGCCACAATAAACAACGTCTGATTGCATTGACAATGAAATAGCCAGTTAAATTGTGTGAAAAGAAAGATAAAATATGTATACGTCCATTTTGACATTAAATTGCCATGTTAAACCAGATACCAGTGCGCTGGTCACAATTGTGCTTGACGGCATTTCTCAACAGTTCAATCTGTTGCCAACAATAAACTGGGTGCCTAGCTCGTCCACGCAAGATTCTCGTGAAATTTTGATCAATTTGCCGGTGGCGAGTAATACAGTATTACTCGCTACAGTGGCGAGTAATACATTAGATTTTGAATCAGAGGTCAAAGATTTTGATTTTGAAATCAAGGCCGAACACACTGATATATTGATTTGCGGATATAATTGTTCACATGGAAGTTTTAATATATCTACTCAACCAGTATGGGATGCGCCAGCCTGGCAACCCTATGATATTTCTGGTCATACCGGTGATAGCCCACCATACTCGGGGCCTGGCAGTTTACAAATACTCAACGGACAAACAGTACGATTTACAGGCACACTTACAATCCAACTGAATCCGCTAGCGCCTTAAAATGGATATCCAGTAAATGGTTTGGGCACGTAGGTTGGGTCGTATACTGGTACCATTGAAAACACTGCCGACCCTGTGTTGATACGAGCTTGTTTTTTCATTATTATCACAGTTTCTACATTGTAGTAGTTGAATTCTTTGTGTATTTCCTGAGACCACCCCCAAAATCCTGATCCATGGTTAGCATCCACATATCCAGTAAAACAATGAAAATCTTGATGCCAGTCCAGCGGATAGTCATTCATTAATAATCGCCAGCCAGGTGCCATTTTGGCTCGCCAAGGCCAAGCCAAAATCATTGGTCGATCCCACACATATTCGCCGGCAACCTTTTGAGCCCAGAGGGTTCCATGCAACATTTCTTGCAGCAAATGTCCATACCTCCAGATACCGGCCGTGATACCAGTATGCAGCACAGCATCCAATGGAATAGTCCATCCCAATTGACTTGCCCCGCGCAGCCCCAAACACAATCTTGCAGTGTGATTTTTGTGATCTCCACTGGCTGGTAAATATTCACGCAGATCACCACGTAGATTTTTCCACCATTCAGGAAAATGTACAGCACACGATACAGGCGCAGGAGCCAACTCTGCTTGTTCTGCTCGTTCCCACGTTAGATAATCGTTTACCATAATGTCCATGTTGTATGTAGCGCTAGTACTAAAGGAAAAAAATATTCTGAACAGACTAGACAACACTGGGCAAAGTCTGTTATACTGCATGTTGCACGTACAACAGATGCAATCAAAAACTTAACAAAGGAATAAATTATGAGTAAAACATTCAATGGTGATCAAAAGATCAAACTCACCCAACTTATTAATGAAGGCATGCAAGTGACTCAGGAAATTGAGACTTTAACCGGCGGCCTCAATGACACAGTCAAGGCCATTGCCGAAGAGCTTGAAATCAAGCCGGGTGTCTTGAAGAAGGCTATCAAGCTAGCACACAAAGCTGAGTTTGGTAAAGCCAAACAAGATCACGAACTATTAGAAACAATTCTTGAGACTGTGGGCAAAACTCTCTAATGTATTCGGTGTTCCAGCATTGGGATCCACTGCAAGTATGTGTGGTAGGCCGAAGTTATCCTCCGGAATTTTATTCGTGGATACAAAATACCAACACACGACGGCGTTTTGAACAGTTAGCGGATGAAACTGAACAAGACTTTCAGTCGTTGATACAGTTATTACAAGGGCAGTTTGGCATTCGGGTCCTGCGTCCCGAAATGCCTGCTGATTCCAGTAGTCTGAAATGTCATGGACGCTGGATTGTCCCACCTGTGACACCCAGAGATTACTTTGTTATGATTCATGATCAGTTGTGGATTCCAAGAAGTCCCAATAGTAGTCATGCACACCGAGTTTTTTCTAATCAGTCTGATCTAGACTTAGCTACATTCCAGAACCGTGACCTAGATCAGCACTGGGCCAAATTAGCATGTTATCAAAATATTTTTCAAGACGTTCATGATCAGGGCAATCAAGTGCGATACACTGATCTTGATGTGGTGTCTGGATGTTTTGTCAGCAGAATTGGTCAAGACTTATACTTTGCCACACAAAGTTATGATGAAGATCAAAGCATGATGTTGACACGTATCAATCAACAGTTTCCCAATACCCGCAACAAAATTGTCAACGCTGGCGGCCACGGCGATAGCACTTATTGTCCAGTAACGCCAGGCCTAATCATAAGTTTACGTGACGTTCCTACTTATTCAGATACATTTCCCGACTGGGAGGTGGTGTATCTTCCAGCGTCTACATATGCCGACACTGCTGAATTTAGATCTAGCATGAAGCACAATTGTGGCCGTTGGAACATTCCGGGGTTTGAATCAGATCCTGATCTTGTGCATATAGTAGAACACTACTTTGAGTCTTGGGTTGGCAATGCAAGTGAAACTGTTTTTGATGTTAACATACTAGTAATTGATCAAAAAAATATTGTGGTAAGTTCACACAACGATCAAGTTGAACGTGCTTGCGCACGATATGGAATTGAAGTACATGTGTCGCCATTTAGGCATCGGTATTTTTGGGACGCTGGTACACACTGTATCACAAACGACTTGAATCGCCAAGGCAAAATTAACAATTACTTTGTTAACACTGATAAGTAACAAAGAGTCGCTCACGTTACGAGCATGTATCACGGCTTACCGGCCACAAACGGAGAACAATGAGTTATATTGACGCACTTTATGATCGTGAACACGATCGAATTCACGTGGTAGAACGCCGCAACGGAGCTCGAGTCTACCGGGAATATCCTGCCAACTACATCTTTTACTATGATGATGCCAGAGGCAAGTTCCGCAGCATCTACGACACACCTGTGTCGAGATTTAGCACACGCAACAACAAAGAATTTCGCAAAGAAGTTCGCATGCACTCGGGCAAGCAACTGTACGAGTCAGACATCAATCCCATCTTTAGATGCTTAGAAGAAAACTACAAAGACCAAGACGCTCCTGAACTGTACACAGCGTTCTTTGACATTGAAGTGGACTTTGACAAAGACCGTGGATTCTCACCAGTCGACGATCCGTTTAATCCAATCACTGCTATATCAGTTTATCTAAATTGGTTGGACCAACTGGTCACACTGGCGGTTCCTCCCAAGCACTTGAGCATGGCTACTGCACAGGAAATGGTAGCTGAGTTTGACAACACATTCTTGTTTGAAAAAGAAGAGGACATGATCAAAATGTTTCTGGACTTGATTCAAGAAGCCGACGTTCTAAGTGGCTGGAATTCAGAAGGCTATGACATTCCTTACACTATAAATCGTTGCACAAGAATTCTCAGCAAGGATGACACTCGTAAGTTTTGTTTGTGGGGACAGTTTCCTAAGAAACGTATGTTTGAACGCTTTGGTGCAGAACAAGAAACATTTGACTTGGTAGGCCGTGTACACATGGACTATATGCAATTGTATCGCAAATACACCTACGAAGAACGTCACAGCTACAGTCTGGATGCTATTGCAGAATACGAACTGGGCGAACGCAAAACACAGTTTGAAGGTACTCTGGACCAGCTGTACAATCAACACTTTAAAACATTTATTGAATACAACAGACAAGATACTGCACTGCTGGACAAATTAGACAAAAAACTACGCTTTTTGGAATTGGCCAGTGAACTAGCACATGCCAACACTGTGTTGTTGCAGACCACAATGGGTGCTGTGGCAGTGACCGAACAGGCTATTATCAACGAAGCACATGAGCGTGGTATGGTTGTTCCCAACCGCAAGCACAGAGACGACAGCGTTGACAATCAAGCTGCTGGTGCATATGTTGCATATCCTCGCAAGGGCATGCACGAATGGGTAGGGTCAGTTGACATCAACAGTCTGTATCCATCAGCAATTCGTGCCATGAACATGGGTCCAGAAACTGTGGTTGCGCAATTGCGGCCTGTGATGACTGACAAGTACATTCGAGAAAAGATGGCCAAGAACGGAGGCAAGTTTGCAGATGCTTGGGAAAATTTGTTTGGCAGTCTTGAATACTCTGCTGTAATGAACACAGAGCCAGGCACACAGATCACCATTGACTGGCAGGATGGTTCTGAAAGCACACACTCAGCAGCAGAAATCTGGAAGATTGTGTTTGACAGCCATCAGCCCTGGATTCTCAGCGCCAACGGTACTATTCTTACATATGAGAAGAAGGGTATTATCCCGGGATTGCTAGAACGCTGGTATTCAGAACGTAAGGACATGCAGGCCAAGAAAAAAACAGCAACTGATCCCAAGGACATTGCGTTCTGGGACAAGCGACAACTGGTCAAGAAGATCAACTTGAACAGCTTGTATGGTGCTATTTTGAATCCCGGCTGTAGATTCTTTGACAAGCGTATTGGACAATCAACTACGCTGACAGGTCGTGCCATTGCTCGGCACATGGATGCCTACATCAACGAGTGTATCACTGGCAAATATGATCATGTGGGAGAAGCGGTTATCTACGGTGACACTGACTCATGTTATTTTAGTGCATGGTCTGTGCTTAAGACAGAAGTGGAACAAGGTCGTACGGAATGGAGCAAGGAAACTTGTATTGCTCTGTATGACTCAATTGCAGACCAGGTGAATGAATCATTCCCAGGATTTATGGAACGTGCGTTTCATTGTCCACGAGACATGGGCGAACTGATCAAGTGCGGTCGTGAGATGGTGGCAGATCGCAGTTTGTTTATTACCAAGAAACGATACGCTGTAAACATCATTGATCTTGAAGGGAAGCGACTGGATGTGAACGGCAAGATTGGCAAAACCAAGGCCACTGGCCTGGATCTAAAACGCAGTGACACACCCAAGGTTATTCAAGACTTCTTGTTGGAAATTCTAAACAAGATTCTAAGTGGTGTGCAGCGTGATGATGTGGTCGAACACATTCGCAAATTCAAATATGAATTTATGGAGAGGCCAGGCTGGGAAAAAGGATCTCCCAAGCGTGTGAACAACTTGACCAAGTATGGTGCAGCCGAAAAAGAACAAGGCAAAGCCAACATGCCTGGTCATGTTAGGGCTGCCATGAACTGGAACAACATGCGACGAATGAACAGCGACAATTACAGCATGCAGATTGTGGACGGCATGAAAACCATTGTGTGCAAGCTCAAAAGCAATGCTCTGGGATGGACTAGTATTGGCTATCCCACAGACGAACAACGCCTGCCAGAATGGTTTAAAGAACTGCCATTTGATGACGGATTGATGGAAGCCACTGTTGTGGATCAAAAAATTGATAACTTGTTGGGTGTGCTGGAGTGGGATCTAGCAGCGGCCACCAATACTGAAAATACATTTACTAGTTTATTTGCATTTGAATGATACTGAGCGAAGTTGTAAAGTATAAAAACTTGCTGGATAACATGAGCATGGATCCTGCGTGTGGTGCTGCAATTGGGCACTTGGCAGGAATCATGCATGTTATTGGCGAACAATCTATTAGACTGGCCAGCGTAAACGAAAACTTAGAACTGAACTTTAACAAAGTAAAAGATTCTATATCTCTGTTCAACAATGATATTGTGGATTTAACTCGTAAGCTTCAAGCCATGATTGACACCTACGAACCGGCACTGTATCAATTGAGTCAGCGTGTGTACGAAGAAGAAATGTGCTATGAATCCAACGACTACATTCTCAATCGAAGACTAGCCATTGATCCATCTAGCAACATTATCTTGCGAGCCAGACTCAAAAGTTACACTGACTGGAGACTGCCTGGAATGATTATCCGTCCTGGCAGAGAAAATTTTATTGAAGATCTAGTGCCGCTAGATCCTTTGTATTTTGTGGATCACAACAACGAACTGCTTGAGCCTGCAATCGCAGCGTTTACTCCTGAATATCAACGACGTCTACGTCCCTACGAAGTCAATGATTATCGTGGCTTGCCGGCCATGCATCAACTGCCTGACAATCAGTTTGGCCTGGTATTTGCCTACAACTATTTCAACTACAAACCTATCAACGTAATACAGTCGTATTTACATGAAGTGTTTGCCAAACTACGACCGGGGGGTGTGTTTTTGTTTACCTATAACAACTGCAATCTCTGGCACGGAGTGGCCCTGGCTGAAAAAAGTTTCATGAGTTATGTACCCGGGCATCGGCTGCGAATCATTGCAGAAAATATCGGCTATGAGATCACACACAACCACAACGGCGAAGGTGATATCAGTTGGATCGAACTTCGCAGACCTGGTCAAATTGTTTCACTGAGAGGCGGCCAGAGTGTTGCCAAAATAATTGCAAACCCGCAATAAAACCTATATACTAACACACAAGGAGAATTTATGAGAGATTACTTACTGGACCTGGTCCAACACACACACGATTTAGGTTGCATTGACCTAGTTAAAATTGTCGGCGACACAAATACCACAACAATTTCGGGACTAGCCGAAGATCTGAGTGTGGTAGTACAAGCAGAATTTAAAAATCCTGTTCCAGAGTTCGTGGGCACGTTTGGTATGCCAAATTTGACCAAACTCAAGACCCTGCTGAATCTGCAAGAATATCGCGAAGACGCCAAGCTCACAATCACCAAACGAGCAACTGGTGAACCTGATGGCATTGCATTTGAAAACAAAAACGGTGACTTCAAGAACAGCTATCGATTCATGGCAAGTGAAATTGTCAATGACAAGCTAAAAACTGCTAAGTTCAAAGGCGTCAATTGGCACATTGAGTTTGAACCCAGTGTTGCCAGCATCATGCGGTTGAAAATGCAAATGAGTGCCAACGTTGAAGAACCTAACTTTCAAGCCAAAGTTGAAAACGGTGACCTTAAGTTTTTCTTTGGCGATCATAGCACACATGCCGGAAACTTTGTGTTTCAAGCTGGAGTCACTGGCACACTCAAACGTGCATGGTCCTGGCCAGCCACACAAGTATCTAGCATACTGGGTCTGACTGGCGATAAGATCATGCGCATCAGCGACGATGGTGCAGCACAAATCACTGTTGACTCTGGCATTGCTGTTTACAACTATATTCTTCCTGCACAAAGCAAGTAATGACTGAGCAAGTGCAAGACAATCTAACTGCCAAGCAAAATGACTATGCTGTGTTCTTGCCGGCTATCTCTGGTTTCTACGCCACGTTTGTGGGCAAGCAACGCAACGAGCACTATGTAGATCCGGCTCGTTTTCCAACTGGGCTCACTGATATGGAACAAATGAACTGGCTCAACAGTTCTAAAGCCTTGTTTCCATACAAGTGGTCATTGTATTCGGGAGGGCACGCCAACTTGGACTTGAACAAACAGGATTGGTCAGAAGACATGGTTCGTAATCGTGAACCTGGTACATTCATGCTGGGCGACTCAGGCGGATTCCAGATTGCCAAAGGTCTATGGGAAGGTGATTGGAAAGCCAACTCAGGTTGTCCCAAAGCACAAAAGAAACGAAGTCTAATCTTGAACTGGCTGGACAATGTAGCAGACTATGGTATGATCTTGGATATACCGACCTGGGTCATCCACGACAAGAAAGCGTCAGCCGCTTGTCAAATCACTACACTACAGGAAGCAGTAGATGCAACCAAATTCAACAATGAATACTTTATGAAACACCGTCGAGGTGTTGCTAACGGTGGTGCCAAGTTTTTGAACGTGTTACAAGGCGACAATCATACCAGTGCTGATGCTTGGTATGAAACCATGAAAGAGTATTGTGATCCTGTGAAGTATCCAGACACACACTTTGATGGTTGGAGTATGGGTGGCCAGAACATGTGTGACGTTCACTTGGTGTTAAAGCGCTTGGTGGCCCTGCGTTACGATAACTTGTTACAAGAGGGCAAGCATGATTGGATGCACTTCTTGGGCACAAGTAAACTGGAGTGGGCAGTGCTACTCACAGTTATTCAACGAGCAGTGAGAAAATATGTTAACCCTAGTTTTACTATCTCTTTTGATTGTGCTAGTCCATTCCTTGCAACGGCGAACGGGCAAGTCTATTTTGAAAACGTTTTTGAGCACGATTCAAAGTGGTCGTACAGAATGGCGCCGTCAGCAGACGACAAAAAGTACTCAGTAGACACTCGTAAGTGGTCAGACGGAGTAATACAAGATGGTATCTATCCTCGTTGGGAAGATAGTCCCATAAGTGACATGCTCACTATGAAGGACATTTGCATCTACAAACCAGGTGTGGTCAAGCCCGGTATCACACTTACCCCCGAAAACTTTCAAGATCCACAATCCTATCATGTACAGCCAGACCTAAACAAAAATGGCAAGTGGGGCAAAACAAGCTGGGATAGCTTTAGCTACGCCTTGTTGATGGGACACAATGTCTGGATGCACTTGACAGCGGTACAAGAAGCCAATAGACGTTTTGATGCAGGTGAACATCCTGCCATGATGCAACGACAAGGTGGCGACTATGCTAAGTTTGAAGATATTGTAGAAGCTATTTTTGCAGCACCAGATCGTGCTACTGCCGAAGCCATTATCGAAACCTACGACAGCTACTGGATGGAGATTGTGGGCACACGAGGCTTCAAAGGCAAAAAGGCCAAGAATGCTCGGACTCAATTTAATGTATTGTTTGATTTAGAACAAACCGATGTTGACGATAATGAGGAAGATAGTGTACAATTGAATGAAGCAGCACTAAATCAACTTGAAAACGAGCAGGCAAAATGATTAGACCGGACCACGACGAATCAGTAAAGTTCTTTACTGGCACAGAAGTAGAACATACTCCTGCATTGGGAAAGAAAACTCTGTTTGTGGTAGGCGTGCAAACAGAGGATAGTATTACAGAACATCTGCTGGGAAGTGAGCACATCTACTTTGGTGCCAACCAGAGCTTTCCCAACATCCGCAACAACGATGCAGTACAATGGCAACGGTGGGAAAATATGATCCGGCCATTCTTGAACAAAGGTTATCTATGCACCCTGGATATAGATGTCCAATGCGTGGAAGGTTTGCTAGAATGCGGATTCACTGAACACTACAATTTCATTCCAATGATATCGGTTAAGTTGCCATACATTCAACAGCTGGGCTACAATGCCACACTCAAACTGGACGACAAAGACTTTGCTGCTACCAATCCCGGCGTTTGGTGTCACAGTGTACATAAATTACAAAGTCGTGCAGCATTCACTGACTGGTCTAAATATACCAAGGACGAAACATTATGAACCAACAACAAAGATCAACTGTAGACAGAATCATGACCGTGGCAGAACGCAAGATCTGGATCACGTTTCGTAAAGAAGGCATACATTGCTACCCTGCTGCTGCCACAGATCCTGCACTGGCCACAGGCAACGAATACGATGTGAGTTTTTTAGGAACACCGCATCGTCACATTTTTCACTTCCGTGTGTGGATTGACGTAATTCACAACGACCGAGACATTGAGTTTATCCAGTTCAAACGTTGGCTAGAGAATCTCTACAGAGACAGCATATTGCAACTAGACTACAAAAGTTGCGAAATGATGGCAGATGATTTGTATCTGCAGATTGCTGCAAAATATCCTGACCGTGCGGTCTGGATTGAGGTAGCCGAAGATGGTGAAAACGGCGCCCTTATTAAATATCAAACTCACCGTCCTGTACAATCTCTTGCAATTTAAGGAAAAATAAAATGGCCGAGCCAATCATCGACCCCAATCAGCCCCTTACAGAAATCATTGAGGATATTGATCTTGCTGCCAAGAAAGAATTTGATAGAAGAATGTTGTTGCACGGTGATGCCTATCACTATGACAATGCTGTCAGGGACGGATACGGACTGACTGTACGCACAGTAGGCAAATTTATAGGCGACTGGTCCGTTGATTTACACATTGTTGCCCAACGAGCAGTGCAGGAACTATGGTCGTCTAAAGATATTATCTATCTGGCTGAGCTGGGCCAGGATACCCCCGATCTCAATCGAATGGTAGAAAAATTTCATTTGGATCAATTAATCACTGCTAGAGTTCAGATTCAAAAACCCGGAGACGTAGTTCTACGTCACCTCGATGATTTCTCAAAGCATGCTGGTTCTGGAAAAATAGTTACCAGATTCATAATTTTT